CAACGAGGGCTGGTCGTTCAAGAAGGTCGAAGACACGCTGGCGGCGTCGCTCACCGAGAAAGGCAAGGACAACCTGGCGTTCAACGTGCGGCGACTCTACGTCAACGAGGTCAATACGGCGTGGACGTGCGACCGCAAAGCCATTACCGACGCCATGCCCTTCATCTCGAAGGTGGAGCTCGTCCGTGGTGACGACGGCGACCCGACGTGTGAGATCTGTCGCGCGGCCATCGGCGATCCAGGCACCAGGATCATCGTGGACAAGGAAGGCGCAGACTTGCCCCCGTATCACCCGTTCTGTGTTGACAGCTGGAACGACGTGTTGCCGACAGCCGACGAGATGATCGCGGCGTTGAAGCAGCTATGACCGAGAAGATGGTCGCCTTGCGCGCCCGGCAAGCAAAGAAGTCCAGGCAGAACAAGGCAAAGAGCCTGCTGCCACCCGTAGAGGCGACCGTGCCGATGCCTGTCTATCTGAAGGCCCTCGATGAGAAGAACCTGTGGCGCAACCAGGCAGTCGACGCAGAGGCCCGGTTATGCAGGTCAGGTGATGTGCTGGGCGAAGGCAGACTCGATTTACTGAAGGGATCAAGCAATGCAAACAACCGTTCGTAAGACTTCGCGTTCGCCGGCGTTATGGCGTAAAGGAGACTGACATGATGGTAAGGAATTTTGCACCAGGCGAAGAGAAAGCAGCCGACACCACGACGACGGTCGTAAAAACGGAGACAGGCGTCGAAGAGAAGCAGCATGAGGCCACGATCCCCTACGAGCGCTTTCACGAGATGGATGTGAGAGCGATAGCTGCCGAGAAGAAGGCAGCCGAGGGACAGGCACAGCTCGACAAGATCGCCAGCGATAAGAAGACAGCCGACGAAGCGGCCCTGGCAGAGCAAGGCAAGTTCAAGGAGCTTGCTGCTACCAAGGACGCCGAGCTGACGAGCCTCAAGACCGCCGTGCAGCAGGCACAGATCACCAACGCTGTCCTTGCCGCAGCTCACATTGCCGGTGCCATCGATCCTACAGACGTCGTGGCCTTGCTCGACAAGTCCAAGATCAAGATCGAAGCAGACGGCAAGCTGACCGGGGTCAAAGAGGCTGTCGACGAACTCATCAAAGCTAAACCGCATCTCGTAGCACCGACCGGTTCCGGATACCGCATGGGAGCCGGTGGAGGCATCATCAACCCTTCCGCGGCTGAGGTCGACGGTATGACCCCAGATCAGTACCGCGTGTGGAGGAAAGACCACCCTGACGCTTAGGAGGCGTCCATACTATGCCTAACACGTTTATCTCCCCTACCGTTGTAGCAAACGAATTCCTGATGCAGCTGGAGTCCGCCCTGGTCATGGGCAACCTTGTCCACCGCGGGTTCAGCAAGGAGTTCGTCAAGGTCGGCGACACCATCACGGTGAAGCGCCCGGCCACGTTCACCGCTGAACCTGTTCAGTCGGGCATGTCCGTTCAGGGCGTGACCGAATCCAGCATCTCGCTCAAGATCGACCATCGGGATGGTGTCCTGGTCGCCTACACGGCCGAAGACGCTTCGCTGAAGATCAAGGACTTCAACGAGCAGATCACCATCCCTGCCGTCCGCGCCATTGCGGAGAAGGTCGACACCAACCTCATGGCACTCGCCCGCGACATCCCATACGTCCGGGAACAGAGCGCGACCGCTGGGCTTGCCGATCTCGCTCTCCTGGCCGCCGACCTGGCGACGCGAAAGTGCCCCATGGAAGACGGGCTCCTGAACCTCGTTCTCGACCCGATGTCCTACGCGAAGTACATGTCCATCGAGGCCATTGCCTCCCTGGCTGCTCGCGGGAACACGGACGCCGTCGCCAGAGGCCAGTTCAAGGAGGCCATGGGCTTCAATATTGGCAGGTCGCAGCAGGTCGCGACCGAAGGCACGCTGGTAGGTTCAATGACCGGCTGCTCGACGCCCACCCCTGTTGCTCTCGGCGCAATCACCATGGCCATCACCGACGCTGACGCAACCGTCGGGCTTCTGCCCCATGGGTACACGTTCACCATCGCGGGCGACACCCAGGTCTACACGCTGACCGCCGATGCCACCCAGACGGCGACTGGTTGCGTGATCTACTTCGCCCCCGGCATTCAGATTGCCATCTCCGGCGCCAAGGCCATCACCGGCGAGACCGTCGTGACCTCGGGCAAGTCCAGCTCCCTGGCCTTCCACAAGAATGCCATCGCCCTCGTCACGGTTCCCGAAGCTCCCTCACAGGCCTGCCCTTCCAAGGTCCTGTTTTCCAACGGTCTCAATGTGATGCTCACCTATGAGCGCGACACCACGAACCACATCGACACCATGCTCTTCGAGATCCTGTACGGCGTCAAGGTTCTCGATCCTCGTATGGCAGAGCGCTTCGTCTCTGACTAACTCTGAGATAGAAGGGGGCCTTCGGGCCCCCTTGCCTGAATGGGAGGTATCTATGCACGTGAAGTGTCAGTATTGCGGGACAGATTGCTGGGATGTCGAGGCCAGGAATGGTCACGAGGCCCTGTGTGATCAGAACCCTGCAAATGGGAAGGTCAAGGGGTTGGGAACCGTGGTCGTTGTGTCGGATACGCCGACCGTGGCGACGGTGAGTGAGCCGGACGTTCAACCCGGAGCTCCTGCTGCCCTCGTCTTTGGCGGCAAGTCATATCCAGGCAAGACACCCGAGGAAGTCATCAAGACCGACCGGACGTACATCGAGTGGGCGGCGTCCCTCTACCGTGACCCTGCCATCAAGCAGCGGTGTAAGGAACTGCTCATGGAGACCCCGAAGTGAGTGAGAATACAGCAGTCGCAGCCGTCAAAGCCAAGTCGTTGCTCATCTCAGGCAACTTGACCGATGAGCAGATCACCATCCTGCTCTCCGGCTATACGACCGAGGACGCAGAGGGTGTGACAACCTATGACACAACGGGCTGCGCGATCGCCTGCCTGAAAGCGCTCATTGGCACGGTGCCTGTTGCTCGTTCCATTGGCGGCATCAGCTACACGAACGAGGGCGTCCTGGCTGCCATCGCTGAACTCAGGCGGAGCAGGGGCGGCACCATCCCACTGTATCACGACGCGCCGGTCGACGAGGGAGACATCTCCATCTTATGAGCTACCTGGACATCTTCGACCCATACGTCAAGGCCTTCACGCTGCAGAGCGCGACGTACGAGACGCTTGCCGGTGGAAGGCAGGTTCCACATTGGACGCCTGTTGCCACGAGCGAGGGCCCGCTGCTTCCCGCGAGCATGAGCCTGATGCGCTATGAAGAAGGCGCAGGCGTCACGGTCACCAATGTCCTGTACGTGGAGAGCGAGAGTCCAGCGACCAACGTGGCCGTCGGCAACCGCATCGTCGTGGCAGGCACGTCCTATGACGTCGTGCGCGTCCGTGACTACGTAGAGCACAAGGAGGTTGAGCTTAATGTCGTCCTTTGACATCAGCTTTACCATTCCACAGAGCGAGATCCTCAAGGTTACCGACGCGATCAGAGCCAAGATGATGATTGCCGTGGACTGGTGCACGGATACGATCAGCACCTATGCTCGCGAGAACCACGCGTATACCAACCGGACCCACAACCTGACCACCAGTACGAAGTTCCTGCCGGCTATGCAGGATGGGAATAGTATCGTCGGCCTGGTCTACGTCGGCATGCCCTACGCGAAGTATGTGCACTGGGGCACCGGCATCTATGCGGAAGGTCCCGGCGGGTCGAAAGCCAAGAGGATTCCGTGGGTCTACAAGGACATCAATGGTCAGTTCCATCGAACGTCCGGCCAGCATGCGGACCGCTGGGTCGAGCAGGCGTTCAAGGACAAGCGCGACGACTGTATCCGCGTGCTGAGGGGGTGCCTGTGAAGAGTAACGACGTTACGGCGATCCTGGCAACCGTCGGGCTGCCGGTCTACTACATCTACCCGCAGGAGTCGATTGCTAAGACCGTGCCTTGTCTGACGTACCTGCTGGACAAGCGCGGGTGCGAAGGCGAGCCCAATTGCAAGACGACCATCACCACGACGCTCTACTGTGCGGTCACGGCGTTTGACGGTTATGCCGACGAGATGGAGAAGATGATCTACGCCCTGCCCTGTCTTGACCGAGCGAATGTCCGGCGGGTCGATCAGTATGAGCCCATGCTGGACCTTGCGAAATGCACCTGGACCATTCCCATTCAGGGATAGATAAGGAGACGCTATGCCAACAGGACCGACCCTACTCACGAAGCAAGTCAGCAAGGCTATGAACGTCGGCAAGACGGTCACGCTGTCTGTAGCCGACGGGACGAACGGGAACAACGTGTTGGCAGACTCCGAATACATGCACCTGGTGGTCATCAACACGGATAGTGCCACACATATCGTGACCATCACGCGCCCGAAGGCCTCCAACCTGGGCATTGTCACCGCCGTGGGGCCGATCACCGTTCCTGCTGCCGTGACGGGCAAGCCCGGCGTGTGGGTGTCCTCGACCTTGCCGACCGACTGGTTCAAGAGTGCCACGACCATGATTGACTTCACGTTTGACGCGACTCCGACCGGCGTGTACGTCGCCGTTGTAGACATGACACCATCGCCTTCTGCGGTGGAATAAGGAGATGCAGCATGGATAACGGATATGCCTACGGGATGGGCCCCGGTTCACTGATTACCGTGACAGGTGGCCCGACAGGAACCATCGTCGAGGGCCTCAAGATGGACGCAGCTGCGGGCGAAGAGCTGGAAATCCAGAACAACGACGCTGGACAGACGCTTGCCCAGTCGGTCATGACCAAGTTCAAGGGCACAGCGTCGGCGACGGCAGAGTTCAAGGGCTGGGTCGATCCTATGGCCTTGCTCGGCTTGAGCGCGGTGCTCACCGCCGTCAGCGCCAACACGGCCGCAGTGACAGCCACCTGCAACATCACCATCAAGACTGCGGGCAGCGATTCCAGTCGTGGCAACTGGATGTTCAATATCGGCGGAACAATCGAGCCGGCGGGTGCCTAGGTGGAGATCACGAAGGGTCAAGTCGACCAGATCTACGCCAAGTACCACGTGAATGTCTATGGGATGTCGTATGAGGAATATCTCAAAGGGGATCCCGGTCTCGTCCATGATCTCGTCGCGATGCACCGTGGTAAACCAGTGACAACAGGCGAGAAGCTCACGGCCGAGGACATCCTGGAGGCGTTCAAGTATTTTTTCGTGGAAGGTGCCACTGGCTCTGGTCAGAACCAGAGCTCGACTACTGGGGCACCAGAGCCAGAGAAACCCTGAACTTGATTCACGGAGATCTTATGCGCTTGAGCTTGGCTGATGTGGAGACCATGCCCGTCATGCTGCTTACGGCACTTGAGGTCATTGCTTCTGAACACCGGCTTGGCGAGAAACCATACGGGGTGGACTGATGAGCGAAGAGTTTGATATTCAGGGCAATGTAAGGGTCAACACCGGCGACGCGGAGGCGGCGCTCCAAAAGCTACGCGACAAACAGGCTGCTGCCGACAAGAAGTCACAAGCCGACCAGCTGGCC